GTACTGCATATCCGAATATATATTATACTGGTAGTAATGTTCAAGTAAGTTCTTCTAATAAAGTTTTATCACTTATTGATAATTCTGGTGATGGTGATGACAATAGATTCTGTACAGAAGATCCAACAGATTATTACGATATTGTTAGTGGAAGTCTTACAAAAGGAATTCATTCAACATCAACTGGCAGTAACGTAACAACTTACGGTAAGATATTTCCAAATATTGGCGTTATAGTATTGGATGGTGGTAAGTTAAATAGTTATTTGAATTTTAATTCTGTAAGTGGAAGTAATGTTGTAGGTGATAATTCTTGGAAAATACATACCGCAATAAGTGGTGCTGCAATATTAAATAAGCCAATGATTGGTAGAACGGTAAAACAAAAAACAACTAACCATTATTTTATAAGAATACCAGTTGACGAAGCTAATTATAGTACAAATCCAACATATCTTACAGAAGATACAACTAAAGTTGGACACTTGAAATATGATTGTTTTATTGATAATCCGATTACGTATATAACAACGGTTGGTTTATACAATGATTCTAATGAGTTACTTGCTATTGCTAAACTAAATAAGCCGATACAAAAATCATACGAAAATGATATTCTAATAAAAATACGGTTAAATTGGTAATTTTAAGAGGGTTTTATGGCAAAAAATTTTTCATTTACGCCTGACGGAATGGACGAGTTTGGTTCAACTCCTAACGCACATTATACACCAAATCAACCAAAATATGAAGTTCAATTTCTTTTGCCACTTTTAGCTGGTGGTATTTTAGATAAAGTAACAAACACATCAGCTTATACTGGCAAAGCACTTGCTATTAAAGTATTAGAAGAAGATAGCCCGTTTTATAGTATGGGATCAAATGTTGAGGAGCAAATTGAAAAACAAATTGTACAACAAAGTGCAGATTATATTTTAGAAATATTAAGAGATGGTGGCCCTTTTGTGGATAGTAGCGAAACCGCTGAAATGATATTAAGTGATATTAAAATTGCTCTTGATATGTTGAAAGACTTAGAAGATGATACTATAAAAAGAGCTGCTGAAATTGGAATTGACGCAGCAGAAGAGGAAATAAAAGTAAACCCACCATATGCAGATAGTTGGTTAGAGATGGTTGCACAAATTACTTCAACGGAATAATCTAATGAAAATTACTTCATTACAACTAAATAAGTATATATTAGAATGGATGGCTGCCTATGTAAGCTTTATAATAGAGGAAGAATTTCCAAACTTTGATGATATTGAGGTTTTTAATGACACCCTACAATCATCCAGAAGTCCTCAAATAAGATTTGTTAACAACGGTCCACCAAAACAAGATAATTCTCTTGTATTTAAGGTAACTGATACTTCTTCGCCAATAAAAGAATGGAGAACAACTGGATTATTTAGTTGTAATAATAGTGAAAGAATAAATACTTTTGTAAGTGGAACTGTTAGTTCAGACCATCAAAAATATTTCATGTCTATTTACAATAAACCAACTACACATCCAAATAGTTACCACGAATTTGATTTGGCATATGCTCATATAAGTGGTTCTGGTTCTTCATATGAAGTAACTGTACTTACCGAACCAAGTGAATTATTACCTGCAAAAACAATGTTTCGTAAATATATATTAGATTGTTTTGATACAGTTGACGGTAAGTTTCCATTTAAGAATAATAAAAATGGTGATTATTTTTATGCAATACATTTTAATAGAAATTCATTTAAAGATAGATTAGATATTGGTAATTTTCAATTAACCTTAGCACCCATTTCTTCGAGTGCTAATCAATTAATAAATACTGGTAGTAACTTTTATCCAAATCCTTCTTCATCTGTTATTTATACATTGATAGATGATTCAGTTGACGGTAAAGAATATGTTACTTACACAGAAGAGTTAAAAGATTATTATTATTTAGTTTCTGGTTCTTTAAATGATGGTATATATGGTGAAAGTGAGAATGATGCATGGGGTATTGTTTTTCCAAGAAAAGGTTTAATACTACTTGATGGTGTTGTACTTGATCAATCATGTTCTTTCAATACAGTTACCGCTTCTATTGATGGTGATAATATAAAGAAATTGTTTTATTCGATTAGTGGTTCTACAACACAAAATGTAGTTAGAACTGAAACTGGTTCATGGTGGGGGCGAGGTTCGAGTGAGTATATGACAGAAACTTATTTTTGTAGAGCATTACCGTCAGACATGAATTTTTCAAATAATCCAACGTATGTTTCTGGTTCTAATAAAGAATTAAAATATTTAACTATGAGAGATGATGCGCAAACATATATAACTTCTATTGGTTTATATAATAGAAAAAAAGAATTATTGGCTGTTGGTAAATTAGAAAAACCATTACTTAAAAAGCATAATACAGAGTGTAATTTTCACGTTAGAATAAGGTTAAATTAAAGTGGCATTTCAATTTGGAAATAATATAAGTTTTGTTTGGAAACAATTAAAAGCAGGTGATTATACTGTAAGACATTTTCAAGCAAATAAAAAATGGAAATTTAATACAATTTCTACTGACGTTGATTATTATGAAAATCATGGTATAAATGTTTATCGGGCATTATATCCAGAAAACAATAAATACTTCGGTAATGTATTAAATCTATCGTCTGATATGTATCGTAACTCATATACTTCACAAAGTATTGATCCAAAACAATTGTGGTATTCATTAGATCACAATTATTATACAGTTTATTCTGATTATAGCATGTATGACCAGTCATTGGATGAAAAGTACAATGGCTATTTATGGGAAACAAGTTCTATTTTTATGTTACCAATGAAAAATTTTGGCGAAGGTATAAAGAAAGGTTCTTTTTCTATAAATAATTATAATACAAATCCTTCTTACAGTTATACAGTAGTAGACGATGAATATGGAAATTTAATTGATAACTCATTTGATACTACAAAATTTGTTAATGACTCGTATTGTTTGTTAAATGTAGGATTCAATGAAAAATATAGAGAATATAAATACAAAAATAATAAATCAATTTATGTATTGGATTCATCAGCACATAACAATATTATCGATATAAAAAATACTAAAAAAATCACATATCATCCTGGTATTCCAACAACAGATACGGCAGAGTCAACTGGTGTTTCTGCTGCAATTCATGGTACATATTTGACCGTTGATAATTATGAAAAGTTTAATTTTAATCGATCCAACAATTTTGCATTTAGTTTTTGGTTAAAGGTTCCAGCAAGTCAATCAATAGAAACATATGATCATAATTACTTATTTAACAAAAATAGAATAAAAATGTTACGTGTAGGTGATGATGTTATTGAAACTGGTTCTTATTCCAACAGATTTCCATTTGATATTTATCTAACAAATAGAACAGCAACCAACCCGTACTCTATCGTTTTCAGACAAAGTTCTGATGTTGAGAGTATGCAAGTAACTTCGAGTATGTTAGCAACTGGAAGTTGGAATCATGTTGTTTGTCAAAAAACTGGAAGTAACTATGATATTTATATAAATGGTACATTGAATTCCACCGCTAATAAAATAATGACTAAAGCAGTTAATAATGACCATAAATTTTATATAGCAGGTGACGGAACTAACGATAAAGTTCTATCTGGTTCATTGGATGAAATTAGAATTTACAATAAAGGATTGACTTCAGATGACGTTACTTACCTATACAACAACAGTTCAGTAAATGGTTATGCATATCAAACAGCGAGAGTAGGTAATGTATTCTATACCCAAGGTGTAGTTGTTATTAGTGATCCACGGCCTAAATATAAAAATGCACTTCTCGGAGCAAGTGGTTCATATGATTATAATGATTTAACTAACGGGTTTGACGGTGAATATAAAAGTACAACTACTTTTTTTGAACATGAAATTATCTGTAAAATTCGTAAACATGACTATAATTTTACACAGAATCCTTCGATATTTTCAGATATAAATTTTTCACCTTCATTGGTTAATACAAACGTGGCGCATAGAAATTTTAATCCGTATATAACAACGATTGGATTGTATAATGAAGATAGAGATTTGATAGCAATTGCAAAATTGGCTAACCCACTAATAAAGCGGGATGATGTGGATATGAATATTATTATACGATTTGATATGTAATGAAAAGAAACACTGTAGAAACAAAATGGATAAGAATTGTTGATAACTATGAAGAATATGAGGCATTTGTTTATTTAGTTATTAACAAAGTAAATAATAAAAAATACATTGGAAGAAAATTTACAAAAAAAAGAAATAGGAAAAAGTTATCTGAAACTTCAATCAGAAGAAAATTGATTATTACTGAAAGTGACTGGAGATATTACAAATCATCAAGTAAAGACTTACAAAATGATATACTCAAAGATGGTGAAGAAAATTTTGATTTCATAATACTGGAGTGGTGTAAAAATAGAATTTCTGCAATGTATTTGGAAGTAGAATATCAAATAAAAAATGATGTATTGACAAAAAAAATGGATAACGGTGAATATGAGTATTACAATACAAATATAATGTCAAAGTATTTTAGACCAAAAGAATACGGAACAGAAGAATATAACAATAAATGTAGAAACATATCAAAGTCATTGATAGAAGGATATAAGACTGGAAAAATACAACATCCACTAAAAGGCAAACAACATCCAAATCGCGGTAAAAAAATGTCACAAACTGGACATTCTAAAAATAAAGGAAAAAATTGGTATAATAATGGGACAAAAAATTTATCATTATCAAAAACCGAAACGATTCCATTCGGCTATTCACCTGGAATATTAAAGAAAAATCCAAATCAAACCTTAAAATTTATACAAAGATACGATATAAACCCAAATTTTTGTAGCTTTTGTAATAAAAAACTTCCGTATAATAAAAGAAAAAACTCATATTGTAATTCAGAATGCCAAAATAATTGTCATTCCAATCGAATGCAAAACAAATGGAAAATTAATCCAACTAAAAATCCTTCATTTTTAGGGATGATAATAACACCAAATGGAAAATACTTTTATTATACAGACGCTGCTAAAACGGAAAATACTAGTGCTTTTAAGTTAAAGTCAAAAATTAAAAATAGAGATAATGGGTATTATTTTATCCCCAAAAAAGATATTCCAAAAGAATGGTTGGATGAGTGTTTGTAATTGTCACAAATTTTTATTATATTTGTGATATAAACTATTTTACAAAAAAAGTGTTGTTATGATAAATTATGATTTACTCAATTTGTTAGAAAAAGTTCTTGGTAAGGGACGAAAAACTTCTGGCAATAACTACTCTTTTTTCTCTCCGTTCATTTCCCATTACAAACCAAAATTAGAAATAGATTTAAGTGCATCTAACGATGGACAAAATGTATGGCATTGTTGGGTGAGTAACGCTAAGGGTAGAAATATATCATCACTATTCAAAAAATTAAAAGTCGATAGGTCTTACTATACTGATTTGGATAAAATTATAAAGATTAGAAAACTTTATGTTCCTGACCAAAATCAAACAAAAGAAATTCAGTTGAGTATTCCATCGGAAACTATTCGTTTGTATGAATACGGCAAAATAAAAGACATACAAACTAAAATGCAGTTAAAGCAGGCAATAAATTATTTGAAAAAACGAGGAATCAGTAGAACCGATATGATTAGATATGATATTGGTTATTGCCCAAATGGTTCTTATTCTGGTAGAATAATCGTTCCATCGTATGATGATAATTTCAATTTGAATTTTTTTGTTTCTCGTTCTATTTTTGAAGAAGATACATTAAAATATAAAAATCCAAAATGGAGTAAAGACGTTATTGGCTTTGATTCGTTCATTAATTGGAATGAACCTATAACTTTAGTCGAGGGTGTGTTTGACGCAATTAGTGCTAGGTATAACAGTATACCACTTTTCGGCAAACTAATGTCAAACTTATTGAAAGAGAAAACATTACTACGTAAACCACCGAAAGTAATTGTTGCTTTGGATAATGATGCAAGAAAAGATGCATTAAACATTTCAAGTTATTTAGTTAGAAATGGAATAAATGTTTACATTGTAAATTTAGAAGAAAAAGATGTAAACGAAGTTGGATTCAACGCATTTACTTTAATCAAGAGTAACAGTAAGAAGACCGATACATACGATATTATTAAACAAAGGATTTTGAATGCTTAACTTACATAGAGTTATACACATAGCTGATGTACATATTAGAAATTATAAACGCCATGAAGAATATGAAATAGTATTTAATAGATTATACGATTATTGCCGTGAAACTGTTAGTAAACATAAAAATACTTTGATTTATGTTGCGGGTGATATTGTTCACGCAAAAACAGATATGAGTCCAGAACTGGTAGAAATGACGAGAAATTTTTTATTAAATTTATCTGAGATAGCAACTACTTTTTTTATAGCAGGAAACCACGATTGCAACTTGAATAATAAAGACCGAATGGATTCTTTAACTCCAATTTTCAATTCATTTAATAATAATCATAATTTATTTTATTTCAAAGAAACTGGCGTTTATCCAATGGGTAACGTAGACTTTGTAGTAAATTCAGTATTCGATGATACTAAGAACTTTATTAAAGCATCGGATTTAGAAGATAACGGTAGAAAGAAAATTGTTCTTTATCATGGTGCAATTAATGCAGCAGAAACTGATACAGGTATGAAGTTACATAATACCGATGTTACTATTGATTTATTTGAAGGGTTTGACTATGGATTTTTTGGAGATATTCACAGATTTCAATATTTAGATTCAAACAAACGTTTTGCTTATCCAGGTTCACTTATACAACAAAACTTTGGGGAAGACTTAAAACACGGTGTAATTGAATGGAATTTAACCAATGGTACATCGAAGTTTGTAGAAATAAAAAATGATTTTACTTACCACACATTAGAGGTTGAAGATGGAAAAATCAAAGATTTACCGAAAGAATTTTCAAAAAATAATTACGTACGTTTACGTTCAATTAATACATCTAATTCGGACATTCATAAAGTCATTACCGAGATAAAATCATTAGCAAATGTTCTTGATGTTAAAGTACAAAGAGTCGGTGGTTCATCGGAAGCAGGAAATACTTCACAAAATAAATTAGGTGATATTAGAGATATTGCATATCAGAACACGTTAATTTCTGATTACATTAAAAATAATAAGTTACCAGCTGATACTGAATTGTTAGAACGTATTTATGAAATAAACAGAAATGTAAACAAGCAAGTTGATGATAGTGATGTTGTTAGAAATTTAATTTGGACTCCAAACTATTTTAAGTTTGATAATATGTTTTCATACGGTGAAGGTAATTCTGTAAACTTTGATTCTATGAATGGTGTTTATGGTTTATTCGCACCGAATGCAAGTGGAAAATCTTCTGTGTTAGACGCTCTTATGTATTGTATTTTTGATAAATGTCCAAGAACATACAGAGCAATTCAGGTAATGAATAATAAAAAAGAAAACTTCAACTGTAAACTTAGTTTTAATATCGGTGAACGTAATTATTTCATTGAAAGGGTTGCAACTAAGGACAAGAAGGGTGCTGTGAAGGTTGTAGTGAACTTTTGGTACTTAGATGGAGAGAACAAAGTTTCACTCAATGGTGAGGACAGAGACGATACAAATCGTATAATTAGAAAGTATTTGGGGACATACGATGATTTTATTTTAACTGCAATGTCTGTTCAGGGTAACAATACTAATTTTATTGATAAGGCACAACGTGAACGTAAAGATTTACTTGCTCAGTTTTTAGATTTAGAATTGTTTGAAGAATTACATACAATAGCAAACGATGATTCAAAGGGTGTAAGTACACTTATTAAAGAATTTAGTAAGCAAGATTATTCAACAAAGATATTAAATGCAGAAGCAAAACGTGATGAAGCAAATACAATTTTATTGAATTTGAATTCGGAAAAATCTGAAATTGAAGAAAAAATAGAAAAGTTGAATAGTACAGTTAGAGACAATGAAAATAAATTAATACAAATAGATTCTAATTTATCACCTAATTCATTACAAACACTTTTAGAAAAAGAAATTTCAATTGATAGAAAAATAGATGAAACTATTCGCGGTATGAAATCACTTGAATATGAATTAAAAGGTGCGAATGAAAGTCTTGATAGATATACGCTAATTCTTTCTGAGTTCAACAAAGAAGATTTGTTAGAACGTAGAAAGATGGTTGATGAAATTAGGTTAAAACTTTCTAAGAATGAATCCGATTTGAGAAATATAAGACTTCAGATTCAACATTGTGAAGATAAAGTAAATAATTTAAAGAATCATCAGTACGATCCGAAATGTAAATTCTGTGTTGGTAATGTGTTTGTTCAAGATGCAAAGAAAGCAGAATCAAGTTTAATTGGATTAAATAAAGATAAAAATGATTTATTTGCTGAAATTGAAGGACTTGAAAAAGAATTCAAGAAAAATTCTAATGTTTATACTGAGTTGGACAGATTACAGAAGTCAGAAAACGATCAACATTTTCATCAAAAAACGGTATTTAATTTAGAAAAAAATATTTATAGTAATAAAGAAACATTGAAAGCGTTTGAAGAGGATTTGATAAATGTTCAAAATAGAATATTAAAATATAAAGAAAATGAAGAATCTATTAAAACAAATTCTTTACTGATGGAAATTATAGAAGATTCTAAGAATTCTAAATCAATGTTTACTAAAGAGTTAAAGCAAATTGAAGGAAAGATTATAGATTATAGTGGTGATATTAAAGTACAAGAAAGAATTATAAACGATTGTAATGAATCGATTCAGAAATTAAAAGAACTTGAAACAGAATATCTCGCTTATGATTATTATTTGAAATGTGTAAATAGAAACGGTATTCCGTACGCACTCATAGGTGACGCTTTACCGAAGATACAAGCGGAAACAAATAATATTTTATCTCAAATCGTTGATTTTCAAGTGATTTTTGAGACAGATGGTAAGAGTATTAATACTTATATAGTGTATGATGATGATAACTTCTGGCCACTTGAATTAACTAGTGGAATGGAAAAATTTATTTCATCTATAGCAATTAGAGCGGCACTTATAAATGTCTGTTCTTTACCAAGACCAAACTTTATAGCAATTGATGAAGGTTTGGGAACATTAGATTCTGGCGTTTTAACGAGTTTCTCTATGTTTTTAGAGTATCTTAAAACTCAGTTTGATTTCGTTATTCTAATATCCCATATAGATGTTGTTAGGGATATGGTGGATAGTCAGATAGAAATTAAGAAAGAGAATGGATTTTCAAAAATAGAAGGATAAAAACGTGGTTGAAATGAAATGATTGAAAAGAAAAAATTTAAGCGTGATTATATAAATGTATCAACAAAATATAGAGAGTTAAATAATAATTCTGCTAATATTTTGAATATTACGTTCATGCCAGAATTATTTACGGCAGGTAAAAATCTTTTCAGATTCAAGCCAAATTCCATGTTTATATCAGAAAAGTTTCCAATTAACATTGAGATTTTGGATAAAAACGGAAGACCAATTTATCACGAAGTATTACGAAAAAAAGAAAGAGACAAGTCTATAAATGTTGCCGTATATGTTTACGATTCAGTAACAGTGGGTGAATGTAGTATAACACTATTATGTAGTGTTTATCGGGATTTAAACGGTATTTTATTACCAAACAATCAAGTTCAAAAATATAATTACAAATATATTCATACACTTAGTGTAGATAGCACAAAATCAAATGATAGTATAATTGTATATAAACACGAACCAGAAATAACATTATTAGAAAAAAAGTTTTCAATAGTTGAAGAGAAATTTAACAACCAAAAACCAACTGGTTCTATTGGATATGCAACATATTCTTTCAAAGATAGTGTTCCAACACTTACTAACTTTGGTAATGATTTTCAAAAAGAATTTGAAGGCGGTAATATATTTTTTCCAACACTTTCTTCTACAAGATTTCCAAACGCAGCAACTGCATCATTTGAATATTCTTCAAGTATATTATCTGTAATAAACTCTAATCAATTGGTATTAAAAGACCCTGTTTATTTTCGTGGAACAGACAATACATATAGACCAGTTTCTTTAGCGGAAAATCAACAGTATGTTATAAATTACAATAATTCAGCTGATAGTAAAACGGTAACTCAAAACATAAAATCCTACGCTAAACTTGATATTTCAAATCTTGAACCAGAAGTTGGACAAATTTCTCGTATAAAAGTTTTTACAAGAAGTGCAAATAAACCAAATCAAGCGTATAAGTTAGTATATGACGGAAATGTTAACCAGAAAAATTGGATGGTTGACACTAGCTCAGATTTAATTGAAAACCCAATCGGTATATTTTCAAAAAATGTTGGTATACAAATTGCAGGGAATACAACACTATCTTCAATAAATCCTTACAGTTATTGGAATTCTGTTCAGATTAATGGAGCACCAATTGCTGTAATTAGTTCTGCATCGTATTTCGGTTCTAGTACATCTTCATACTCAACATTTGATTACATGGGAGAATCTATATCGATAGTTCCTACTGTAATAATGTCTGGTTCTCAAGAAATTATCATAGAGCAAACTGGATCAGCAGCTACTAAATTTTATAAAGACACGATTTATAATATTGTGTTTGACTATTATAACACTCCCAATAGATTAGATACAAGAGAGCAGAAAATAGCAGTTTATATGAGTGGTAGCGCATTCAGTAATAATACTGAATATGGTAGATATTTGGGTAAAGTTCCAATATATACTGGTGCAGAATCTCGTAAAAAAGATTTTAAATTAAGAATACCAGTTGATAGAGATGGTGATGGTATTGTTAGATTCATGATTAGAGATGGTGCTAAAATTTCTAATATTCGTGTTGTTGATGATTCCAATTATGGATTTACTCCAAATAGAACACGGATTTATATTCCAATAGATGAATCGCATAGAAATGAATATTTAGATTTTAAGATTCAATATTTTAATGATACTTTGAGGGAATCGCAAGTATCTTCTTCAATAGAAGGTATATTGTTTACAGGTGGTAATCAATATATTTACGGTGATGATAATATAATAACTGGATCTACTTTTATATCGTCATATACTGCAAGTGGTATTCAATTATTTAGTAATATATCTGGTTCTAAATCTGGCTCTGCAATACAAACATACGGTTATACTGGTATAGAATATGCACTTTCTAATTCACCAACTTCTTCAAATTACGGTTGGAGTTTGACGCAAGGAAATCCGTACTCAAGTGCAAGTTACTCAACTGCAACGGTACAGATGATTAATCAAAGTGGTTCTTCTTTTGAATTCCGTTCTAATCCAGACTCATTTAAGTTTAATGCGGTTGGAAGTAATTCTACTGTGTTAATCGGTAATAGTGGTTCTATAAGCAGTTCTTACTTAAAATGGGATGGTACTGATTTAGAAGTGTATGCTAGTGGTTCTAAACTTACAACCGCAACTGGTTCATTTACAGGTTCATTTACTGGATCTGGTTTATTCGATTATGTAACTATAACTGGTAGTGTTAATGCAACATATGCATATGCATATTATTCATATATAGGAGGGTTTTCTCCATCAACATCAACTGGAGTTTCTTCTGGAACAAATCCATATTCATTAACTGCAACTGCTCGTATTCAAGCATCTGAATTTAATGCAACGTCGGATGAAAGACTTAAAAATATAATTGGTAAAATTAAATTAGCAGATGCAATTAGATTCATTAACGGAGTTGATTCAATTCAATTTACATGGAAAGATGAAATAGATAAGGGAATAAAAACAGGATATTCTGCTCAACAACTTATAAAAACAGGATTTGAGCACATGGTCGGTGCTGTTCCAAAAACAGGATTAGAAGAATCGGTTGATTCTGATGGATTTATTTCACCGAAGGATACTCAACTTGTTGTTAATACCGATCAAATAACTGCGTATCATAGTTTATTAATAAAATATCTTTTGGAAAAAATAGAAGAATTAGAAAAAAGGTTATTAGTTTCAGATAATTGATATTTATATGGGAATTAATGAGAGAGAATAATTGCCAAGTATGCAAAGAGATTTAACTAACCTATACGTATCCGAATCATTTTATAGGTTGTTACAAACTGACCCAACTGATGATAGAACCCTTTTGGATGGAACTGGGTCTCTTGTTACGTACTTAGCTGTATCTGGAACTGTTGATGCCTATCATTTTAAGGGCGATGGTTCTCAGATAACAAACATTTCACCAGCAACATTACCAAGTGGTGTTGTATCTTCATCTGCACAAACATTACAAAATCTAAGTGGAACAAATATTGTATCGAGTTCGGCACAAAGAAGTGTTCTTGGACTTGCAACAACTGATTCACCTACATTTAATAACTTAACATTAACTGGTGATTTAACTGCAAGGCAACTTATAATATCATCATCTGTAATAAGTGTAACACAATCATTCAGTAGTGGTTCAAACATATTCGGTAACAGTTTGGATGACACACACCAGTTCACAGGTTCAGTTTACATAACTGGTTCTGTTTATGGAACGTTCGTTGGTAGTGGTGTTGGACTTACAAATATTGTTGCTCTTGGAACACTTTCATCTTCACAACAAATACAAAGTTTTGGATTTATAACTTCTTCCGATTGGAATGAACTTGTAAATAAACCAAGTGGAATTGTATCGAGTTCTGTTCAAGTATTAGGCGGAACTGGAATTATATCATCATCCACACAAAGAAGTTCAATTGGCTTGGGTACTTCCGATAATGTTACATTCGGCAATATTTCTGGTAGTGGACTTACACTATTAGGTAACGCTTATATAGACGGTACACTTACTGCAAGAACTTATGTAATTTCATCATCCGTAGTTGATATTCAATCAATAAAAGCGTCTGGTTCAACCCAATTCGGTGATACAATAGATGACACACACCAGTTCACAGGTTCTTTATTTCTAAGTGGCTCACTTACTTCACGTGGAACAATAGTAGCTCCATTATTTAGTGGTAGCTTTGATGGCGCAATTTCTTCTTCTGCACAAATTAGTGCATTGGGATTTGTTACAAGTGGTGAGTTAAGTGGTTCTGTTTATTGGAATAATATTCTAAATAAACCAACTGGTTTAGTTTCTTCTTCCATTCAAACACTAACACATTTATTTGGAACAAATATAATTTCAGGTTCTGGGCAAAGAAGTGTTCTTGGGTTAGGAGAATCGGATTCACCGAGATTTGCAACTTTATACGCAACAAATGGCAATTTTGACGGTAACGTAGTTGTTGGTGGAACAATAACTGCAAGAACGTATGTAGTTTCTTCATCGGTAGTTAATTACCAAACTCTATTAGTATCTGGTTCAAGCAAGTTTGGGGATTCAACCGATGATACGCATGAGTTTACTGGCTCACTTACAATAAGCGGTTCATTTGGATTACCATCAACTAATTCATTACCCTTAATAAGTTCTACTGGAAGTTTGGTGATTTCTGCAAGTAATGCATATTTATTTATATAACAAATGATTTAATTAGGAGAATTAAATGGCAACGTGGAAAAAAATTATAGTATCGGGTAGTAATGCAGAGCTTGCACAAGTTACTGCATCGATTGGGGTATTAGTTGGTTCAACACAAATAATTGGAACTACACAGGCAGCAACAAAACTTACGGGTTCTTTCACTGGTTCTTTCACAGGAGCATTTTCAGGTGACGGTGCCAATATTACAGGAGTAACGGCCACTCCAACATTTCCAACAACGGCAACGACCAATTTAGCTTCAACTGATAAATTCTTTGTTAATGATGATGCAGGTAATGCAACAGCCGGAAATAAACAAGTTACGTATGCAAATCTTTTAACTGATTTAGCAGGTACTGGTATTTCAGTAGAAGGAACTGATAGTTTATCTGTTAATTCTGGATCATTACAAACATTCTTTAATTCGTCATCCTATGCAGGTGTAAGTGGTGATATTCTCATCAATGCTTCAACTGGTGCTGCAACAATACAAGCTAATTCAGTTGCATTAACAACGGATACAACTGGTGATTATGTTACTAGTGTTTCTGCTTCAGGTGCTCTTGTATCGAGTGCATTATCTGGTGAAGGAAGTACTCCGAATATAACATTGAATACGGCATCAACAACATTTACAAGTGGTGTTGTATCTGCTCTACCAACTGCAACAGTTAGTGGTTCATCATTCACTTCACCAACACAAGGTACAGTTCGTGCAACAATTAACGGTGTAGATACAGACGTTGATACTGGTCTTCAAACTGCAGATAGTCCACAATTTGTTGGTTTAACTCTGACTGGTGATATTGCAGTTAATGGTGGTGATATAACAACATCTGCCGGAACTATAAATATTGCAACTGGAACAGCAACTACTATTAATGTTGGTACTACCGATGCAACTGCTATAAATTTGGGTAAAGCAAGTACTTCAACGGTAACAGTTAATAACAATCTTGTTGTTACAGGTAATTTAACTATTAATGGTACAACAACAACACTTGATACTACAAATCTTTTAGTTGAAGATAAATTCGCTTTATTTGCTTCTGGATCTGATACAAGTACAGACGGTGGTATAATAGTACAGCAAGGTACATCAGACGGTTATGCACTTGGTGTTGATGCTTCCGCTGATAGATGGGCTCTACAAAATAACGCAGTACCAGCTGCAACAACTTTAACTCCAGACGCTTTTATGGGTGTAATTCAACAATGGGCAAATGCGGGTGCTCAACCTGGATCTCCACAATATGGTGGTGCTACTGGATTTGGAACAATTGGTGTACAAACAGATACCGGTGATGTTTGGATATATTCTTAATAAATAAATTTATGTTACAAAAAATTAAAAGGTTTTTTATGGGCTTAGCTAATAGAAACGAAAAATTAGAACAAAATAACAATCATATACCTCCAATTCCGCCATTTTCTAAAACGGAATTGGAGTTTTTATTGAAGTTGGTTTCCGATTGTACATTCAAGGGAAGTGAAGTACAAACAGTTTATGATTTGGTTTATAAACTTCAACAATTATATATTAAGTAATATTTATAAGTATTAATATAAATTACGGAGTTACCTTTGCCTAATTGGAAAAAAATAATTATTAGTGGGTCTGATGCCATACTGAATTCTGTTACCGCTTCTAATGGGTATTTTGGTACTGCTTCTTTTGCAATTAATGCATCAACCGCTTCTTTTTTAAGTGGAACAGTAACATCAGCATCATTTGCAACTAATTCATCAACAGCATCTTTTGTATTGAACGCAGTTAGTTCTTCATTCGCAACAACTGCATCTTATGTACTTAATGTACCACCACCAAGTACAATGAATATAACCGACGATAATACTAATGCAGTTTATTATCCAGTTTTTGTAGATGGAGCCGGTTCTGGAAAAACTTTATATGCAGATACAACAACAACTCCAATTTCTATAAATCCAAATACTGGTGAATTTAAGTTATCAAATACCGTAAAAATACAATCAAATGCAAATGGTAACAGAATAGCAATTGGACATAATGCTGGACAAACTTCACATGGTACGAGTTCTATTGCAATAGGTGAACAAGCAGGGCAAACTTCTCAGGGTGATTATTCTGTTGCGATGGGTACAGCTGCAGGGCAAACTTCTCAGGGTATTTATTCTGTTGCAATTGGTATACAGGGAGGATCCGCAACACAGGGTACGGGATCAACCGCTGTTGGCTATCAAGCTGGTAATTCAGCCCAAGGTAATTACTCTGTTGCGATTGGTTATCAAGCAGGTGTTTTGTCATTGGGTGATAATTCTATTGCAATTGGACGTGGCGCTGGATACAATAGTCAACCTGCAAAAACAATTATATTAAATGCAAATGGTAGTAGTTTAAACGGTGTTGCTGCTCAAACTAGTAGCTTCTATGTTGATCCAATTCGAGCATCATCCTATACATCTGGTACTTTATATTATAATCCAACTACAAAAGAAATAACTAGCCTTTTAGCCGGTACTGCAACTTCTGCATCATTTGCATCAACTGCTTCATATGTACGTAATAGTGTAAGTTCTTCATTTGCAACAACTGCATCTTTTGCAACAACTGCAACAACTGCAACAACTGCATCGTTTGTAAACACACTAACTCAAAATGTTACAATTAGTGGATCAGTATTTGTAAGTGGTTCAATTGAAAATGTTAATTATATTACATTTGATGCAAATTCGAGTTCACCGGCAAGTCTGTCAACTGGTATATACGCACTAGGAAACAACATCACGGTAACTGGATCGTTTATTAACTTATATACTAATAGCGGAACAGTAAGAATTTCTGGTACTAATTCTGTAAACAACACAGCGTTAGTCGTTAATAGTGGATCGATAACAGCAACAAATGGAATAATTGCAACTGGTTCTATTCTTGTAAACGGTATAGTGAATGCAACATCATTTACTGGTTCTTTACAAGGAATAGCAACAACCGCTTCTTATGTATTGAATGCCGTTAGTTCATCATTTGCAACTTCAGCGTCATTTGCATCAACTGCATCGTTTGTAAACACACTAACTCAAAATGTAACGGTATCGGGTAGTATATTTCTATCTGGCTCATTAAATACACCGACCTTTATTGATTATGAAGAACGTTTTTCTACACCTGGAATTTCAATTGCACCATCACCTGGTGTTTTAACTTTGGATTTAGCAAACGGTAATGTATTTGATGTTGCCCTTAACGCTAATATAACAACATTAACTATTTCAAATCCACCTGCTTCAAATAATGCTGGTTCATTTGTGTTGGTATTTACCGCAGATGGAACAGCGAGAGTGGTTTCATGGGGTGCATCGATATTGTGGCCAGCTGGTACTGCACCAACACTTACAAGTACAAACGGTAAAAAAGATGTATTTGGATTTATTTCATTGAATAGTGGAACTAATTTCATGGGCTTTATTGCTGGACAAAATATATAAGGTTATACTATGATTAAAAATATAATGATAAATGCTTCTAAAACAGCACCTACCGCACCAATATATTATAGTGAGTTGTGGACAATGGGAGCTGGCTTTGGAGGACGCATAGGTGACAACACAACAATTAATCGTTCATCTCCAGTTCAAATCGGTACTCTTTCAAATTGGGTATCTGCCTCCGCTGGTTACTTAGCGAGCAGTGCAATAAATACTAGTGGGAGTCTTTGGGCATGGGGTTATGGTATATATGGTGGTTTGGGTTTAGGTGATACTACCGATAAATCATCTCCTGTTCAAGTGGGTACACTAAACAATTGGACTTCGGTAACAAAGGGTTCACATACCATGGCAATCAAAACAGATGGCACACTATGGTCATGGGGAAGAAATGCTTCTGGTCAATTAGGTTTGGGTGATCTTGCTGATAGATCATCGCCAGTTCAAGTAGGAACACTAACTAATTGGCGTAGTGTGGTAACTGGTACTGCCACAACCGCTGCTATTAAAACAGATGGTACACTTTGGACTTGGGGAAGAAATCAACAAGGTACAACCGGACTAGCAGAACCAAATGCTTCTGCAACTTTTTCACCAATATTTGCATCAAGTACATTCAAGGAAGTTTCCGTAGGATACGTAAGTTATACTATGGCAATTAATTCGGATGGTTCTTTGTGGGGTTGGGGAAATAACAATAGCTATCAATTAGGAGATGGAACTACGACTAATCGTATTGAACCAACCAAAAATACAGCAAATCTAGCAACTAATTGGAAAAAGTTATCTTCTAATTCGCATACTATGGGAATTAAAACAGATGGTACGCTTTGGGGTTGGGGTGTTGGAAATACTGGCAGAATTGGGAATGATAGCACAAGCGGTGGTATATCACCACAGCAAATTGGAACAGACACTAATTGGAAAGATGTTGCTGCTGGATCAATCAATACCGTTGCTATTAAAACAGATGGTACATTATGGACGTGGGGTGGTAATAGTAGTGGACAACTAGGTTCACTATCATCAGTAGGTGCTACACGGTCATCGCCTGTTCAAGTGGGAATACTAACTGGTTGGTCAACGTGTGCGGCAAATGGAAGTTCCATCAACAGTCATTGTGCATCAATTAAAACAGATGGTACATTATGGACTTGGGGTACTAATAATGCAGGTCAACTTGGCTTAGAATTAAGAACAACTACTAATCGATCAAGTCCAGTTCAAGTAGGTACACTTGCAACATGGAAAAATGTTGCAGTTGGTGACTCACATACTATGGCAATTAAAACAGATGGTACGCTTTGGGGTTGGGGTCTTAATTCAACAGGTCAGTTAGGTGATGATACTGCAACAGGTAAATCATCACCAGTTCAAGTAGGAACACTAACTAATTGGAGTAGT